CTCATTTTAATTCCTTAATGTTTTTTGCTTACTGTAAAATTAAATGCCTTGTCATTGACTGACATTGACATAACTAAACCGCCCGTAGCATCAACTTCACTAACTGGAATGGTTACAACATCATTACCGGTTAATTTAGCTAAGCGATTAACTAAGCACAATAAAAGCTGATCTTTGAAATCATCTATTGCTTGCGCATGTTCGGGCGCTTCATTACGCGCCGCGTCTGTACCTGACCCCATAACTATTTAACTCCCATTTGATTAGCCGCTAAGCTTTCCATTGCTGCTAACGTTGTTCTGTAGGATTTAATCGCTGCCTCTTCTTTTTCAATTGAAGCATCAACAGCAATAAAAAACACTTCTTCATCAATACAAAATGCTTCACTTGCATTGCGACCACTAACTTTAAAAATCAGCCTAGGTTGATCAACTTGTTGTTTGTCGATTCCATGTTGAGCTTTAAGCGACTTTAATCTTTTTATATTATGATCAGCATTGCTAACTTTGCTCATTAAATTATTCAAACTTTCAGTTACCATTGTAAACGCCTTTTAAATTATTTAATTGTGCTACCCAAAAGCGGCGATTAAACCGCTTTGTTATTTTACATTTATTAGTGAGGACAATAAAATTTATTCAACTAAAACTTCTCGCGCTCCATTGTGGCCAGCAACCGAAACAATGTTATTTTCCTCTAACTGCTCAACAAGTCTTGCTGATCTGTTATAGCCTATTCTAAATTTACGCTGAATACCCGAAACTGAAACGCGCCTTGTTTCTTTGACGAACGCCACTGCTTCATCATAAAGAGTATCTTGATCAAGGTTTAATTCTTTTTGTTCCTCTTTTTTTTCTTCTTTTTGGTTATCTATATCGGAATCATCATTTTGTTTATCAAACTGATTTCGTAAGCATTCACAATGAGCAACCATTAACTCCAGCTCAACCGATTGCACATGGCGATCATATTCTTCTTTATCTTCAAAGTTATCATCGTCGCATTCAAAAGTTGTTTTGATACCTTTGATTTTAAATTTATCGTTAAGCGTAAATGAAACACCATCTTTTGATAAATTTATTTCGCTAATGCTATAACCGCTTTCGATTAATTCTTGAATTTGATCTAATGGATAATCACCTTTAAAACGAACAACATCTTTATGCTCATTTTTCATAACCAATAGATTACCAGCTGAAAACCCTGCGAATACTAATTCTCTACTACCTTCCGGCTCAAGCAAACAAGTTAGAATGTTGGTGGTTAATGAATTTGATATACCGCTACAGTGAAGCGTTTTAGTTTCGATTGAGCCAATAGCTTTTAATAATAAAGAAAGAGCCAATTGTGAAAACGATTCTTTACAGTCAAAAATTAACGTTTCTTTTTTAGCGTGGTAATAAGCTGAGAATTTAATTGTTTTAGGTATTACCCTTGCGCAAAATTCAGCACAAACACTTTCGTGAATTTCGCTTATTTCTTTTTTTGATGCTTCATAGCCAAGGCTTTCAACTCTAACTTGAGTTTCTTCAATAATTTGTGGTTTAGGTAATTCTTTGCCGCTATAGATAAAATCAATACGATACCCGTTCTTTAAATCAACTAATTGCTGAACAGGATTAAAACCAAGATTTGACCATTGGCTATCGGTTAAAGGTTCAAACAATAAACCTTCCATGTCACTTAAATTTATTTTTAACGTGCTTAACGTTGGTAATTTAGCTGAAAATACGTGTATATTTTTCATGTTGGACTTCCGTTTTTAATTGTTGCTTAAGGTTTTGGTGCCGTAATTGATTACGACACCATAGGTTAATTACTTGTTATTTATTGCAAAGTACATTCTAGCAGTTGAATCAGCATTAACTAATGAATCGCTAAGCTTGGCAGTATTACCGGTATAATGAGCAACCGCTTCATCTAGTGCGCTCCCTTTGTTGCCAAGATCATCTTTTGCCATTTTCATTGCGCAAAAATGATTATCTTTTTCAGCCCATTTTTCTTGCTGTTCTTCGTTGGCGTGACGTTTTAAGGCTATACGCATAATACGCTGATTGAATTGTTTGTTGGACGTAATACGGACTGAATCACCACAAAGCTTTAAAAACATATCAATAGCATCATGTTCACGAATACCTTCTTCATGCGCTCGTTCTACCGTTATGCCGTGAACATCAATAGTTTCTTGTGGTACTTCCCAGCCATCAGGAATAATTAACACATCCATTTGATCAACAACTTCTTGAGTTTCAGCATTGAAAAGAATGGCGGCAAGGCGTACTAAATGCGGTTGAGTTTCATCGTTTGAACGGGCTTTCCAATTTGGTAAACCGGTTGTTTCTGTTTTATAGCTAAGGACTGTTTTCATTTTTTATACTCGCTGTTGCTTTAAATGATGGCGGCTATTAACCGCCGGTTAAATTAAATGAAACTTTTACTCGTAATAAACTTCTATTACTTGTCTTTCTTTACGTTGAACAATGCTTGCTGAATCTAAATCATAACTAAGATCCATATCCGACATACCGTTATCACCAGTTATTATATAATCAGTGTACTTGATGAATACGCCATTAATTTCATTTACAACTTCATTGCAAATATACCAACGGTGTTCATCCATGTAATCAGAGTTCCAAACTCTATTACCCTCAGTTAATGCTTCGATTAAACTATCATCTTCAGTGCCGTAACCTTCGCTTTCACAATAAGCAGATAAAAATTCTCTCACTGTTTTTAATTCTGGTTCAGCAAATCTTTCAGCTAGTCGTTGTTCAATCGGCTTTTCATCTTCAACAATAGCTTCTTTCAAAGCATCGTTAGCCGTTGGCGCTGGTGTTTGCGCTTGCTCTTGATGAAGTTTATTAACCGCCTCTTTCTCAATTTCGGCTTGCTTCTCTGCCATTTCACCAAGCTGAACAATAACCTTAGCTTTTGCTAAATTGGCTTGATCAAACAATGAACCATATTCAGCTTCATTAATTTCAATGAGATCCATAGAATTTAGTTCTTTATTTAACTCTTCGGAAGTTTGCCCGACCATTGATGCAGGTATAGCAATTAAATGATTAATGTTATTTTGTGCTATTTGATTAAACTCGTTAATTTTACGCTGCTTTTCTTCTGCTTCATGTTCGGCCTTTATCTTGGCTTCAGCTTCAATTTTTTCTTTCTCTAAACGTTTATGCTCAACTTCAGCAAGTTCATGTTCAGAAATACGAGCTTTTATTAGGTTGATAAGATCATCATTATCTTTAAGCAACAATGCAGCGTGATCACTAAATAAGAATTTATGGTTTTTTGCCAATTCAGTTAAACTATCTAAATTTTTACGGATAATGATAGAAATTTCATTCGCTTCAATTTTGGCATTAGCTAAAGCAGAATTAACCGTCTCTTCCATTTTGTCAAAGCTTCGCTTACCTTTCATTACCGCTTCAAAGTTAACGACCACTTGATTAATTTGAACGCCATTAATGGTTTCACTTAAACCGGCTAGATGCTTGTTAAATTCAATGTAAGCGTTATTTACGATAGATAACTTCTTGCTTGCCTTGTGGGTTTTAACCGCTGAGTTTAACGTTGATTCAGCTTTTTGAAGTATTCCATCAGTAATTTCAACATCATTAACGAACGCCGAATAACTTTCAAAAGCATTTGTTATATTGATTTTCTCTTGCTTCAATTTTACGCGAGTTGCTTTGATGTTTTTAACGAAGGCTTCAGTATCAGCAAAATCTTGATCAGTTTCTAATATTACCGATAAGCGTTCATCAATTGCCGCTTTGATTTTTGGTATGAATTCACCAAGGTTTGAAATAACCGTTGAGCCTTCAACTTTGCAAGTGATCAATGGAAAGCTTTCTTGTTCGGCGGCAACAACAATTTCTTTTTTTGCTTCTATTCGGTAATTATCTAATTCTTTATCGAATTGTTCCCACCCTAAAATTAAAGCTTTTCGTCTTTCGGGAACTGATTCATACCACATGCTTTCAAAATTATCTTCTGTGCCATCACTGGTAACAAAAATAACTTTTTCAGCGCCGGAAACTAAAAGCTGTTGTTCAAGCTGCCAATAGTAATGAGGTTCTAAAACGTTATTCCTAACATTTTCGGCAAGAGTTGCATTGTAAAGTTTATGTTCAAATGCGATATCTTCCATCATGGTTAGACCATCAAAAGAAGCGAGTATTTTACTGTTTTCTAAAAGACCGGTGACAGGATAAAGATCATCCTCAATAATTTTTTCAACAATTGGACGCGCCATTTCTTCAGTGGCATGACCTTTATCAAAAATCTTTTGCATGTGTGATGAAATAGGCTTTGATTCACCGGTAAACTTCATGCGCAAAAGTTCATCACGCCCCATGTACTTTGATTCGCCCATCATTG